TCACTCAATATGGATGATATATACACCAAAGAGTTTCTTGAAGGACTCTATCGGAAGATATCTGATATTGATAGTGGTAAAGAGAAGACATATCCTTTGGATGATGTTCTTGAAATATGGTCCGAGGACACACAAAAATACTATCAGTAATGTATACCTTCTGGATTCATCTTGTAGCTTTCTGGCAAGTTGTAGTGATGAACTGTATCCAACCCGTCAATTGGCAGTATTGTATTCCGGTTCATGAGTGGTTGTTGCCGGAATTAAGTCAGGGAATACAAATATATTTTGACAAGAGAATGGATTTCTTGTATAAATCAGAGAGGGACTATCTAGATAAATTAATTAAGTAAATTTTTAGAAGATGTAATGTCAGATAGAACACATACTGTTTGCAATAAATGTGGTGGTAAAGGTTGCAATTACTGCCACAAAGGTTGGGAATGTGAAGGTCATAACTGCAAAAAGTGTAAAATATTTGGACCCATTAAAGGAGAATGACATATGCATATGTTTGATACCGATATTCAAATTTTAATAAAAGAGGTAAATGATCTTAAAGAAAGAGTTGAATTTTTAGAAAAAGAAAATATTTCACAGACTAATGAATTATATGAACTGATGAATGAGATAGATTCTAAAAGGTGGAAGCATCCAGAATCATGTATTAATTCACTAGATCCATGATTGAATTTTATATTCCATTTATACTTACTTTTGGTGTTTGCCTTTTTGGTATTTTTCTTTTCATCCTATCAGTATTATCAGAATAATGGTATCATACCTGTAGATGAAGGATTAATATTCCTAAATATTATTTAAACTGAATTTAAACAAATTCACATTCAATAATGTCAGACCCATACAGTATAAAACCCCTGCTTTTAGAAGTAGGGGGTGTTTTTATTTCTCTTTTAGTCCTTTCAATTCCATTAATAATAATCCTATTATGAATTCATCTTTTACTGTCTATTCTAAAATTGGTTGCCCCTTTTGTACAAAGATTATGAAATTGTTAGAAATGTCCGAAATCTACTATACTGAGTATAAACTTGGAAGAGACTTTACAAAGGAAGAATTTTATTCTAAGTTTGGAACTGGTTCAACTTTCCCTAGAGTTATTGTTGGAGATCAACTGATAGGTGGTTGTTCTGAAGCTGTCAAATACCTCAGAGAAAATAATTTGGTGTAATGGATTACTACTGGGAACTCATTAATATTGTAGAAAAAACAGTTGACTATGCATTTGAATGTAAATATAGACTTAACATGTATGAGTATCTCAAACGTGAAAAATTTACCAAAAATGATGTTGAAAAATTTATGAATAGTGATACTGTAAAAAGTATCAATCTAATTATTCTTGACCTTGAACAATATCTTGAAGGTGGCAGTGATATTCATCATCAACAATTAAGAGAAGCTTATGGTCATTATGGTAAACCAGAGGCAAGAAAGATAAAAAATTATCTCAAAGAGTTATTACAAGATTGTTGGAAATATGGGAAAGAAAAAAGAACAAGAAAAAGAAGAAAACCATCTAAATAATCATGAAAGTGATGATTCCCTGAAAATTAATCGGGGAGTTGAATTACTTCTTAGAAATAAAAGGAGGGAACCAACAAAAACTTTTCAGACGAAGTTTAGAAAAATGGTTTCTCTTTTTCATAAAGAATTCCATTTTTTCTTAGATATACAATTTGATATAAGAAAAAAGGAGGACTAAAATGTTAGCAGTCACACTCACTCTTTCAACAATTATTTCGATTTTATTTTTATTAGTAGGATCGGTAATTGGATATCTTCTCAAAGAATATGTGATTGAAAGAAATTCAACATTTATTCCGACACATCCAGAAATGTTTGATGAAAATGGTAACATTATACCTGACGAAGTAATGGCAGTCAGATTTGAAAACACTTTAGATGATTTTGAAGAAACGGACGATTGACAGATCAATCTAAATATTATACACTGAATAAGTTGAGACAAAAATTATGGCTACATCAACTACAACAAGAAAAAAATCTTCTACAACAATTAAAGAACTTCCACCAAATCCATTCATTTCAGAAATTGTAGATCTTGCTAGTAAACAGAGATCCAATGATAAGAAAGTAGAAGTTCTTAAGAAGTACAGAACTGATGCTCTCACCGCTATTCTAATTTGGAATTTTGATGAGAGTGTCATTTCTATGCTTCCTGAAGGTGAAGTTCCTTTTGAGAGAAATGAAGTTCCTGTTGGTACGGATCACACTTCTCTTCGTAAAGAGTGGAAAAACCTTTATCACTTTGTCAAAGGTGGTAATGACTCCCTCTCCAAAACTCGCAGAGAATCTATGTTCATTCAGATTCTTGAAGGTCTTCATCCCGACGAAGCTGATATTCTTTGTCTTGTAAAGGATAAGAATTTAGACACTAAGTACAAAATTAGTAAAACTGTAGTGGAAAAAGCTTTCCCCGACATCAAGTGGGGAGATAGATCTTGAGTAAAGTTAAAATTATTCGTGAAGATTGTGACAAATCTCTTTCTGAAAATAAAAAACTTCCGAATAACGCTTACCTCGTAACATATATTCTAGATGGTAATGTAAAGTATGATTTGGTACAGTCTATTAAAGTCGTAGATATTTTTGATCATTATTACGATAATTATAGAACAGATCTGAAAGACATTAGACAGTCTGCAGGTACAACAAATCCTAAACTTTGGAATGGTAAATTAGATGACTAAAGGTTTTGATATTAATTTTGAAGGTCTTGACATGAATCCTGATCAAGTTCAAAGTCTTCTCAAAAAATATAAGAAGATCAAAAAGTATCAGAAATCAAGTTTGTTTGCTGTCAAAACTATGGATGGGACAGAAGATTATATTTCTAAAATGGTGGAGGAAGCAAAAGATACAGGACTTTATAAGGAATAAACTGTATCAAATAATACAAAACTACTTGACTATATACAATATAGTGGCTTATAATAAAGCCATCGTTCATTCGTTATTCCCGAATAACGAACGCAAGTAAGTCGCGGAACGGAGCGTTCATCCTATGTTTGAGTTAGCACTATTAGCAAACTTAAATCGTGGTCCTGAGATGACTTGTTTACAAGTCAGAGAAATTGCAGAAACCGTAGTGGAATCTAAAATGAAGGATCGTGATAAAGAAATGTTTCTGACAAGATTATTTGGCAGATACATGACTTTAAAGTGCATCAAAGAATAGGACGCACACGACTGAAGGAACGGCAAACGGATCCTCGGAAACGAGAGAAGGTTCAATCGTCCATTCTTTTAGGAGTCAATCATGAACACACTCAATCTCATTCGTAAGCAGATTCAAAAAGCATCTGCTCTTCATGACGCACAAATTCTTCACACAACATATCGTGGTGTAAGATTTGAAATTAGTGATCAAGAAGTAAATGAAACTCATGGTAAATTTACTTATCGTGGTTATACTTATGACAAGTGAAATTTAAATTAAGAGTATTGTTTTGAGGGAAGAGTTGACACTCTTCCCTTTTTTGTTTAAAATGAGTCATGAATAATTTCTTCTTATGGAAAAAGACAAAATTAAACTTATCGTAAGAAATTTAAGACTTTTAGTCGATGCATTAGAGTCGGAAGTTTATTCTGACATTAAATCTTATACGAATAGTTTGGAAGAATCACTTCCACCCCTACCTGATTATGATGAGGTGTTTGAAGATGACGAATGATTGGAGATACACTGAAGAAAAACTCAAATTGAGAAGTAGGTGTATTGAAATTCTTCTACAAAAATTTGGTGGGGTAAATATAGATAAAGCTCCCTATAATACAAAAGAAATCTATGAGTGTGCCCATGATTGGGTATCACAAGGGAACAAAAATTCTAATGGTATTGTGGCTTATTTCAACGCTTATTACAACCATGAAAACAAAACAAGCGATCAAGTACATACTTAAACATCCAGAACTTTTCACAGAAGGAGAACTCTCCTATGTTAAAAGGGTCAAAGAAGAACGTAAATTGAGAAAGTTAAAGAAAAAACATGAATCAAGCGAATCTAATATCAGTGACACCTGAAGCAGAAAAACATATTGCTTATTGTGCTAGGGTTTCAAATCCTCTCAATCAAGACAATGAAAATTTTGCTGGTCTTCTGAAATATTGTATTAAACATAAACACTGGAGTATTTTTGAACAAGCGTTCATGACTCTTGAAATTTCAACAACAAGGGGAATTGCAGCTCAAGTTTTACGTCATAGAAGTTTTACTTTTCAAGAGTTCTCTCAAAGGTATGCTGACACAAAACTTTTGACTGATATTGAACTTCCAGAACTTCGTCGTCAAGATACAAAAAATCGTCAAAATTCTATTGATGATCTTGATCCAGAAGTTGTCGAAAAACTCGAACGTCAGATGGTAACTCTGTTTAGTTCCGCACAAAGCCTTTATAATCAGATGTTGGAAGTTGGTGTTGCGAAAGAGTGTGCTCGTTTTGTACTTCCTTTGGCAACTCCAACTAAAATGTACATGACTGGTTCATTGAGGAGTTGGATGCATTATATTGAATTGAGATCTGCGAATGGTACACAGAAGGAACATATGGACATTGCAAACTCTTGTAAGGCAATCTTCAAGGAACAGTTCCCTGTCATTTCAGAGGCTCTGGACTGGTAATAAATCTATCCTGTTATAAATAGTTTGTAACAGGATAGAAATGTGAAACACAAACATCATATTATCCCTCGTTATGAGGGTGGTAGTAATTTAAAAGAAAACCTAATAGAACTAACACCTACACAACATAGTATGTGGCACTATGCAGAGTGGTTAAGAAAGGGAAACCAACAGGACTACTTTGCATGGAAGGCGTTATCAGGTCAGATAGGAAAAGAAGAAGTTCAACACCTTAAATCTGTATTGGGTGGTAAGAGTTCATACCAAGGGCCAGAGACACAAGAAAAGAAACGGAAGGCTATGATGGGGAGAAAACAAACAGAGTTACATAAAAAGAGACGAAGTGATGCACTTAAGGGGAGAGTGTGTTGTAGTCTAGAGGCAATCGAAAGAATGCGTCAGACAAAGAGAAAATTGACTGATGAACAAGTCAAAGAAATATTGGCAAGCACAGAGAAGGGTGTTAAGTTAAGTGATAAATATGGTGTCGGTGCCCCTCTAATATCTTCTATTAGGAACAGAAAAGCATCAGCTTACAAACATTTGTATTAACGGAAGGTGAAATTTTGGCAACATACCCTGTAAAAAATAAGGAAACAGGAGAGACCAAAGAAGTAGTTATGAGTATTCATGACTGGGATCAATGGTGTGGAGACAATCCCGATTGGGAAAGATATTACACTCCAGATAATGCTCCTAAATTGGGACTTGAAATGGGAGAACCATTCAGTAAAATTTACACCAAACATCCAGGTTGGAAAGATGTTATTGGAAAGGCAAAACAGCAACCTGGATCAAATCTAAAACATTACGACTAATCGAGTATGCCAGCAAAGAAAAAATCGGGAATTGGAAGCACCAATCCAGTGCCATTCGGTATGAGTAATAGAGTTATGAAAAGGAAAAAACCAATCAATCTTGATTATATCAAGAAGATTGAACCATTGACTGACAATCAAGAAACTTTCTTTGAAAAATACAAACAAGATCAAAATCTGGTTGCTTACGGTTGTGCTGGTACGGGTAAGACCTTTATTACCCTCTACAACGCACTTCTAGATGTTTTAGACCCAAAGACACCTTACGAGAAGATTTACATCGTCAGGTCTCTTGTGGCTACCAGAGAGATTGGTTTCCTTCCTGGAGATCATGAAGACAAATCTTCTCTTTATCAGATTCCATATAAGAACATGGTAAAATACATGTTCGAAATGCCCGATGATTCTGCCTTTGAGATGCTATATGCAAATCTCAAAGCTCAAGGTACAATTTCTTTCTGGTCTACTTCTTTTATTCGTGGTACGACTCTTGACAATTGTATTATCATTGTCGATGAGTTCCAAAACCTTAACTTTCACGAACTCGATTCTATTATCACTCGTGTTGGTGAAGGTTCTAAAATTATGTTCTGTGGTGACGCTACTCAATCAGACCTTGTGAAAGTATCTGAAAGAAGTGGTATCATGGATTTCATTCGTATTCTTAGAAATATGCCTTCATTTGATATGGTTGAATTTGGAGCAGAGGACATTTGTAGAAGTGGTCTCGTTAAAGAATACATTATTTCAAAACTTGAACTAGGTATGTGATGTTTAAACACATTGAAATTGATTATCCTAATCTCGAAAGAGAAACTATTGACGGTGTTAGATATTATGATACTCCTGATGGTCAAAAGCTAGTATCTATTACTTCTATAATTAGTCATTACAATCGAGAAACTTTTCGTAAGTGGAGAGAAAGAATTGGTAATGATGAAGCTAATAAGATAACAAAAGCTGCTACCAGTCGTGGTACAGATATGCATACTTGTGTTGAATATTACCTTAAAAATATTGAACATCCTAAAGTCCAACCTCTTTCGGAGTTCTTATTTAAACAATCAAAACCCGATTTGGATAAGATTGATAACATTCACGCTCTTGAACAGTCTTTATTCAGTAAACAGTTAGGTGTTGCTGGTACTGTTGATTGTATTGCTGAATATAATGGTGAACTTGCTATTATTGATTTCAAGACCAGTAAGAAACCAAAACCAAAGAAATGGATTGAACACTATTTTGTACAATGTGCGGCATATTCTTGTATGTTGTATGAAATGTGTGGTATAATTGTTAAAAAGTTTGTCATCATCATGTCATGTGAGGATGGGGAATGTGTTGTTTATGAAGAGTATGACAAAAGAAAGTACATCAACCTTCTCTCAGAATATATTAGAGAGTTTGTTGAATTCAAGTTACAATCCTATGAAAGAAAATAAAGAAGACATCAATGATTTGATCGAGTCTAAATTTTATTGTTCTAGGAAATTTTCTGAAGAAATTGAGAAAATTGTAAAGGAGAATAAAGATATGAAATACATTGACGCTATTGTCTTCTTTTGTGAGGAGAATAATGTTGATGTTGAGTCGATTCCAAAACTATTGTCAAAACCACTTAAGGAAAGACTTAAGTGTGAAGCAATCGATTTGAATCTATTGAAAAAAACTTCTCGAGCCAAACTTCCGTTATGATACCTAAAGTGAAACCATTCGATTGTTATAAGTCTTATCTCGGACTTAAAAATCATTTCACTAAACCAAAGTATGATTACCACAAATACTGTGGTAAAAGTCGTGCATCTCTTCAGAGTTTTTATAAACGCCGTGACAGGTTTTTCTTTGAGAAACTGAGTAGACAAAAGAATGATGAAGAAGTAATTGAATTTTTTGTTTCTAATTTTATCTCTTGTACTGATCCCAACTCTTTGTGGATTGGTGAGATTATGAATAATGGAGAAAAAAATTATTCTGATTGGAAAAAAAGAACTCAATCACTTACTTATATCTTCAAGAATGAATCTGAAAGTCTTTTTAGTGAACACAAAGTAGATGAAATTTTTGATTGCTCAAAAGGACATCCTTTAATTTTAAAAAAATACTTGAATGATGATATTTCTATCGAATTGATGGTAATTTATGATAGAATATTTTCTTATGTGAAAGATTTCGATAAAAAACTTGTAGATCCAGTGTGGGAATCCGTAAGTTCTAAAATTAAGAAATATTCTTCCTTCCTACATATAGATGTATTTAAATACAAGAAAATCTTAAAACAAATTGTAGTATCGGAGAGATAATGAGTTTCTTTAAATCAAAATTAGTTCAAGAAGAAATTCAAGAAATTTCTAAACTTCAGGATGAAATCTATGCACATGTTTTTAGTTTTTCTGAAATGTCAAGGGATGAAAAACTTAAACATGTTGATTTGTTAGAGGAGTTGTTGAAGAAACAACAAATTCTTTATACTAGATTGAGCCTTTCGGATGATCCTGAAGCAAAGACCATGAAAGAAAATATTCTCAATTCTGCAAAGTCTTTGGGATTTAATGAAGATATTGATCTAAATTATCTCTTCAGAAATATGGAGAGTGTCATTGAGTCTATGAGAGATACCATTAAGAGGTCTTGACACCTCTCCCAATCCGATCTATATTATTGGGGTCCTCAGTTACCCCACCAAAAACTGGGACATAGGCCAAATACACTTAATACGAGGTATACAAATGGGTTTTTCAGACCTTAAAAAACAATCTTCTCTTGGTTCTCTTACTGCTAAACTGGTAAAAGAAGTTGAGAAACAAAACAACAATAGTGGTGGAGGAGTTGATGATCGACTCTGGAAACCTGAAATGGATAAGAGTGGTAATGGTTACGCTGTAATCCGTTTTCTTCCTGCACCTGATGGGGAAGACCTTCCTTGGGTAAAACTGTTCTCTCACGCGTTTCAAGGACCTGGTGGATGGTATATCGAGAACTCACTGACTACAAACGGTGGAAAAGACCCTGTCAGTGAATTGAATCGTGAACTGTGGAATAGTGGTAATGAATCTGATAAAGATACTGTCCGAAAGCAGAAACGTAAACTGTCATATTACGCAAACATCTATGTTGTAAAGGATCCTGCCAATCCTCAAAATGAAGGTGGTGTATTCCTCTACAAGTTTGGTAAGAAGATCTTTGATAAGATCATGGGTGCTATGCAACCTGAGTTTGAAGATGAGACACCTATCAATCCTTTTGATTTCTGGGAAGGTGCTAACTTCAAAATCAAACTGAAGAAAGTTGCTGGTTATTGGAACTATGATTCTTCCGAGTTTGATCGTTCTGGTCCTCTTTTGGATGATGACGACGCAATGGAAGCAATCTGGAAGAAGGAGTATTCTCTGACTGAACTCGTTTCAGATGATAAGTTTAAGTCTTATGATGAATTGAAAAAGCGTCTTGATTATGTTCTCGGAACTAAATCTACTCGTTCAACTCCTGTTCAGGAAGAGACGGAGTATGATAACTATCAAGAATCTGAACGAAAGAAAGTCACTGAGGATGAAGTGATGTCTAAACTCGAAGAGTCTTATAAGGCATCAAAAACTGTGGAACCAAGTAGTTCTTCTGATGATGACGATGATCCTCTCAGTTATTTCGCTCGTCTCGCAGACTCCTGAGGGAAAATCGACTTTTAATTCTAAAAAGTCGGGAAAAAAATCCCTGGCAAAAAAAGAGTCCTATTACTTTTTATAGGACTCTTTTCTTTTTAATAAAGTCTAATATTATCTCCTCTTACAACTTTACTGGAGACATATTGAGAACTTCCTGA